GCTTACTAAAATTGTCAAAAGCACTTATTTCAACCTTTATCTCTTACGAGCATCCAATTGTTTCCTCATGCTTCATCCTTACTTATAATATTCGGCAAATTAATCATGCGTCAAAGCTTCAAGGGCTAGGGCATCCTCAGTCTCAAATGCTAAATTCGGATTCTGTTCATAGTCCGACAACTCTGAGTATTCGTGCCTCTCAATTAATTCATTCAATGTTGGAAAACGTAACATATCCTTCATTGACATTCCTATTTTCTTAACCCATTCAGTTCTAACTTTTTCATTTTTCATCTCTTTCCTTAATAGTTCTTCTATTGTCACTTGTGTCAATCCCAACGCGCAAATCACCTCGTTCCACAAAAAGCACAACTCTTGATAAGCTGTGTAATTCGTCCCCAAGGTGTCCCACGCATGTCCTATTATTGAACACAATACTCGCGAAAAGTGAAAAATTCCTTCCTTATCCCATGGTATTCTAACAAAGTGACGCGCTGCCTCTTTCCATGGCACAACTTTCGCGGCTTTTTCCGGCATATGTGCTGGCTTGGCAATAAGGTACCGCTGCAGAAAAATCAAACCTGGCTTCACTACGTAGTCTCCTTTAATTACTGTTAATGCTGGCAAATTCATCCTCACACCTCGAATCTCCATGCTCCAGTATTCCTTTACGTAATCAGCAAAACCCTGCTCCGAAAATATCTTCCTCAGTACCTTTGATATACCCAAGACATGATCATCTCCGTATATCGCAGCCACAAACTTGCCTTTCCCCAACTCCTCGTCTATCCACTCTAAATTTTTAGCATTCTTCTCACGTTCCCATTCAATGTAAAAGCATATCAATAAGAGAACAATATAAGAGTCACCATCACTAGTACTAAAAATGCCCGAAGGCATAACTCCAGTCATGACCACCCACACATTATTCCCAATTCTAACTATTTTGACCACCAAGCAATTACAAAGAACCTTTAGAGCTGTTTTATACATTTTCCGATTCTTTTCTTCCATTTTATCCCAATCCAAATAGATAGTTCCACCTTTCAAATACAAATCCAGCAAGATCGCTTTAATTGTTTTATCTAGCGATTTGAAATCACCATCATCATATGTCATCTCCTCATCGAATCCTCGCAAATCATTATAGAGACGCTGACCACCACCAAACCATTGTTTCATGCCTATCCTTATACTTCTATTCCTCATTATCAAATGATAATACATGAACATTGCTCGCTCAGCAATTCCTACAGACGCTTGTGAAATAAAGAATTCACGACATTTCGTTTCCAATCGAGCTCGTGATTCTGGCGTCGCCTCCAAATGGTACAATTCATATTTTTGCGCTATCTTATAATACCAATCTAAAGGTGTCATTCTCTCTTGAGAACAATGCCAAAACCAATTCCTCATTTTGTCACGCATAAAACAAGCGTTTATCGTTTTAAGACCTGTTGTTGTTGAACGAACTCGCGTGTACGCTCCGGCAAAAACCTGTGGTCTATCTGGTCTCTCACCACCTGAGGTTGGACGATCATCATATAACAAATCCTCATTTAATCTCCATCGAATTTTACCTACATATTTTTTTGTGCCTGTCATCTGCACCAAGCGATTCAGCGCCTGCGGGTACAACTTTAGATGCTTCCTTAATTTATCCGTCATTGAATGAGTTGGCTTATCAAAAGATGCAATCATGGCCGGTTTCTTCTCCATTAAATTTTCAACTGATAACGCTATGCCCGGACCGTGATATGTTCTTGTAAAAGCTCGAGCTTTATAGGAGAACGCTCTCCAAGCCAATTGTTCTAATTTTGGTATCTCATCCAAAGGTTTCTTATCCTTATCCCACACATACGGGTCTGGTCGCATAATCACCCTAACTCTCTTTAACTGTGTTATTGGGAAACCCATCTTTTGAATAAAACGCCAACAATCTAATCGATGATATGCATGAAGTAGTATTGAATCCACTGGCTGGAGAGAAAGTTCATGATTTCTTGTTATCCGACGAAAAGGTGGCTCTATCCTAATCTGATTTTGACCAACAAAGTCATACATTAAAACATTTGTTAACTGTAATTCATCAGACGGTAAACGCTTTCGATGAGTTGTGAATTGAGGGACTACTTGAGAAGAAAACAAATCAAACTCAAAATGTGTATTCAAATCCCACAACATATATAACATCATTTGAGTTGTCGTTAATTTTAGATATTGTCTTGTTCTCGCCACTTGCCCTTTGTAAGACGTCACCCCCTGCGGCCACTTTATTTTCTTATCAAATACCTCGTACTCCAAGATCTCTGCTTCATCTGGTGTCGTACGGTTTCCACTCTGC